GTGAGCGTCGAGACGCGGCCTTTTCTCGCGGCTGTGCGGCGGATGATTCGCGCTGCGGGGCGGCGGGTGGCAGAGGCCGATGAGTTCGAGCTGGCAGACCTCGCGGCCCTTCGTGACGAGGTGGACGACGTAATCGCCCGGGCGGTCGCCTCGTGGCGGGCTCGGGGTGAGTCCTGGGCCACCATTGGCGAAGCCCTGGGGATCAGCAAGCAGGGCGCACAGCAACGCTACGGACAGACAAGGAACAAGAATTGACCGATCAGCCGACACTCTGGGATGACACCGAAGCCCTGCTCCAGACTTGGCGCGGGTGGCAGGTAGCGCAGGGACTCTCGACGCGCACGTGGGAAGAGCGTGATGCGACGATGCGGCACCTGTTCCAGACGACCGGCGCAACGCCGCGCACACTCGCCCCGTTTCACATCATCATGTACTGCGGTCGCCCGGACTTGTCCGACGCGAGCCGGGCGAGCTACCACGCGACAATCCGGGCGTTCTGCATCTGGATGGTTCGGGCACGGGTGCGGCCCGACGATCCGACGCACGAGACGCCGAGGCCGAAGCGGCCCCGCTCGAAGCCGCGCCCGCTGTCCTTCGAGGCCGTCACCGCGATCCATGCGTCTGCGAATCGGGCGCGCACGCGAGCGTACATTCTGCTCGCTGTGCTCCAGGGGATGCGCATCCACGAGGTCGCGAAGATCAGGGGCGAGGATATCGACCTAGAGCGCGGCACGCTCTACATTGACGGCAAGGGCGGAGCGCGCGAGATCGTGCCGCTGCACGACGACGTGCGTACCCTCGCGCTCAAGATGCCGCGCACGGGCTACTGGTTCCCGGCTTACACGGTCGAGGGGTGCGTGGGCCGCAAGGCCGTGTACGCGGCAATCAAGGGCGCGATGACGCGGGCCGGATACGGGCACTCGAAGCCCCACCAGCTCCGGCACTCCTACGGCACCGAGCTGCTGGCACGCGGTGCTGACCTCCGTGTGGTGCAAGAGCTGATGAGGCATGCTGACGTGAGCACGACTCAGCTCTACACCGATATCCACTGGGATGCGAAGGTGGAAGCCGTTGGGCGACTCTCCTTTAGTCTTGCGGCGTAGAGATAGGATCAGCCTATGAGTGAAACGAATGCAAACCATGCGCCGGTCAACGGTTATCCTCAGCTAGTTCCTACCGCCATGAACGCTTTTCGCGCACTACTGTGGGCTGGATTGGTGCTTGTCGGGATTGCTGCGGTAGTGGCAATTATCGGTTTCTCGAATGACGGGTACGGGCAAGAGTTGGCGCAAGCTACAGCGTTCGCGTTCGCAGGCGGTATGTTGCAGTGGGCCACCCCCTTCCTGGTCGGTGCTGGCATCATTGCAGGGCTCGGTAAGCGCGAAGCCGCGCCCGCCGCCAGCGGCTCGCCCGCCGCCAGCACCTCGCCCGCTGCCAGCACCTCGCCCGCTGCCAGCAAGCCGCCAACGAGCGGGGCAAGTGGTCAGGGTGTATACGTGCCGGTAGCGGAGTAGACCAAGAAGCCCGGAGCTCATCAGCGCTCCGGGCTTCTTAGTGCGGCTATTCGCGGGTGGTCGTGTAACAGATAACATCTGTTACACGATTCCGCGCTATTCGCGGGTGGGGTGGGCGACGGCGAGGCCGGTGACGCTGAGCAGCGCGGCACCGAGCACGAGCATGGAGCCGATCTGATCGGGGGTCATGAGGCCGTAGGTGAGGGCGACGCCGCCCGCGGCAACGAGCACACCGTAGGCCCAGCGCCGTCGGGCGAGCGTCCACCAGGTGCCCCGCTGGGACCGGTCACGTTTGAGGATCGGCATTGGTCAGTCTCCTGTCTCGTAGAGGTGTGCGATGTGGGCGGGCGGTGCCGGGGGTGGTCCAATCCCGCCCCGGTAGATGTGATCGATGAGGAGGCGGGTGTAGGTCCACAAGCTGACGTTGGTGGACGCTGCCCGCCTCATCGACCGCCACACGAGCGCGGCGATGCTCGCGACAGTGCCGATTACGGCGGCACCGATCACGCCAAACGCGGCGACGAGAGCGGTCAGGATCGCGTCGCTCATCACGCGTGCTTTCGGACTGCCGCGAGGTCGTCATGGAGCTTGTACCACTGCGACTCACTCAGCTCAGCGAAGTTGCCGGGGACGCCGAAGGCTCGGGCCATTGCGGTGGCGTGACCGCCGTCGCCGTCCTGCCAGACGTGAGCGAACCCGGATTCGGGATTCACGAGCGCGTCGTAGCGCGTCCCGTTGATGTGCGTCGTGACGCCTGCGGTACTGGTAGCCATGTCGTTTGTCTCTTTCTGTGTAGGGGTGGGGGTGGAGGTGATGTAGGGCATGGGGTCCACAAAGCTGCCAGCGATCAGTACCTCGCCGTGGAGGTGGTCGCCGGTGGCGGCTCCGGTGCTGCCGACGTAGCCGATGATCTGCCCGGCCTGCACCTCGTCGCCTGCGGAGACGGCGTAGCCGGAGAGGTGGGCGTAGCGGCTGGAGCACTGCGCCGCGCCGAGCTGGATCATGTTGCCGCCCGCTGGCGAGCCGTCGGCGAAGGTATCCCACCAGATGCGATTCACACGGCCCGAGTGCATCGCGCGCACGGGCGTACCTTCAGGGGCTGCCCAGTCCTGGCCGCTGTGCAGCTGCGCGCGCACGACGCCGGGAATCTCGGCGCGCCACCCGAAACTGTCGGTAGGGCGGCCCTGGGGGCAGGGGTGCACGAGTCGGATGCTCATGCGGCGATGTTCAGCGTCATCGACGCCGCGTAGTATTGGCCTTGCTCTGCCCCTGCCGCGGTGCCGTACCCGACTGGCGACGACACGACACCGGCTGCGCTGAGGTGCAGCAGGCCCGTCTTGCCATTTGAGGAGTAGAAGTTTCCGCCCATCAGGGCGACTGCCGGACGGAACTGGGCGGGGATCGTGAGCATGTTGGCGAAGCTCGCCGTCGCTGTGTCGGCTTTCAGGAAGAAAACGATGTAGACGACCGTGCCGACGCGGCTGACGCCGACGCGGTTGCCGTAGCCGCCCGCCACCCATCCGGGGCCGATCGTCGGGGTGACCCATGCTGTCGGGGTGGTAGCGGTTTCAAGCGCGGCGACTCGTGACAGCACGAGATTCGGGTCGGTGCCACGATAGTCGAAGGATGCCAGGGCAGCCTCAATCCCTTTCGCCATCGCTTCGAGGTGCGCGGGGAGGTCACGGGCGAGGTCACCACCCTCGGGGACGGGGAGGTTGTACTTCGGTAGGACTTTCATGATGCTCCTTGAGTGATTTGGCCGAGTAGGCCAAGGGTGATGTTGTCGGCGTAGCTGTCGTAGGTCGCGGTGGGCGAGGTGACGAGCTGCGCGATCGTGAGGGGTGGCGCGGTGCTGCGAGGGACCGGGGCGAAGCGCAATGTGTGCCGCCACCCGTCGGGCGTGTAGACGAGGGTGCCGCCGATGACCTGCATCATGGGGTCGATGCCGAGCTCGTGCGTGGCGGCTGACCCGGTGATGAGAATCGCCACGTCAAGATAGGCGACCGGGGACGAGTGGAGGAGCTTCGTGCGCAACGCCGCGGGCACGGCGTCATAGTCGCGTTCCAGGTCGATAGTGACATCTGGCTGAGCAGTCTGCCCATTGAGAGCAGCGATCATCTGAGCTGTATCCGCTACAGTCTGTGCCGTGGTGCGATGGTGGGGGCGAGCAAGCTCGGGTCGCGACCCGATCGTGGCATCCCTTTCATCGGTACTACCCCACCCAGGGGCTGGAATCATTGTGCCGATGTTGGCTTTGCGCGCATACACCCGGGAGTCGTCTGTCGATCCGGGAACGGTTTGCCCGTATGCCTTTCGAGACTCGGCAAACACCAGTGTGGACCCAACATATACATTGGGGTCGAACTCGATCAGGCGCTGAGTGAGCAGCCGCCCTTCGAGTTCCACTCTGCCGATAGCGGTAGTGGAGTCGGTTGAAGTGTCCATTCCCTCGGCAACCTCAAGAAGTGAGGCCGGGACAACGCAGAGCGACCCGGCCGACTTAATGCGCAGTCGCCCGGCCTCGTACACCAGAGGCACAGCAGGGCGGACCACTGGGCGGGTGAGGGTCACGGAATCTGAGGTCGGGTCAAAGCAGGGCTCGCCCAGTGGGATCGTGGCGTACGTCTCGCGGATGAGATCCCACGCAGTCGGCGCATCGGCGGCTGGCCGCGCGCTGCCGTTAGCTGGGATCACATACGAGGCCACCTGCAGCGAAACGTCGCTGACGAGCCCAGCCGCCAAGACCTGATCGCGCATGGAGTCCCAGTAGGCGAAATATGTGCCACGAGCAGAGAACTGGCTGCTCCACCCGAAGTAGGGGAACTCGCCGACCTCACGGCGAGCAATGTTTTCAAGCTCCCAGCCGCGGGCTGGGCCAACGGTATCGGGGACGGGGATTGGGATGGGTCGAAACATTCTCACGTCGGCGCTGAGGTCGAGTGCGTGAATCTTGGCGATCCAGTAGGGTTCGTTGGCTTGGGCGTCTTCATCCCAAACAGTGACTCGCCGCCAGTCGGTCGATCCGATGCGCCCGCGATAGGTGCGGGCACCGTCGACGTAGATTTCGATGATTGCGCCCTGGTACTGGTGCATGTGGGTCACCGGCACCGGGTGCACGATTTCGATCGTGAGCGCTGCTGGCGGCACGTCATCGAAATGCGTGGCAGCGCCCCATTTGATTGTGATGGGTTGGAGCGCGGTGGGTGTGACGGCTGACCAGTGCGGGTCGATGACGGTGCCGCCGATCTTGACTACCGGCTCATAGTGGGTCGCCATGTGGTGCCTCCTGCGGGGGTCGATCCGGTAGACCGGGAGTATTTTGCGAGCAGACGCTCGATCTGGCGTGCCGTGCTGTCAGGGTCGATCGCGCCCTGCACGGTGATGTTGACTACCTGTGCGGGGGCCTGCTGTCCCGCGGGGGTCGCCGCGGGCATGGCTGGCACGCCCGCGAACCCGGCGATCGCTGACGTGGCGGCAGTCGGCTCCGCGGCGGTTCGAACGAAGAGCGCGGGGCCGGTGTCTGCCGTAAATGCCTCGGGGAGTGCGAAGGTATGCGCAACCTGAGCAGTCTGGCGGTCGAGACCCCAATCGACGCGCGAGAGGCCGTCGGACGCGCCGAAGAGTTGGCCCACCCAGTTGATCGCGTCGATGACCCAGTTGATGAGGTCTTCGACCCAGCCGATCATGGATGCGATCGCGTCGCCCCAGATGACCTTGACGTCTTCCCAGTTGGTGGCGATGAGGATGATGAAGCCGATGAGGGCGGCGATCGCGAGGATGATGAGGCCGATGGGGTTCGCGCTCATCGCGACGTTCCAGATCACCTGTGCGGCGGCGGCGATCTCGGCGGCGGTGCGGTACGCCTTGATGCCGAGTACGAGCGCGGCGATCACGCCCGCGAATCCGCCGACTACGAGAATGAGGGGCACGAGCACTTCCGAGTTCTCAGAGAAGCCCCGTGCGAGGTCGGCGAGCAGGGTCGCTCCCTCGGTCACGAGCGGGAGCAGAGCGGTGCCGAGGTCTGCGGCGGCGTCCTTCCACTGGGCTGCTGCCACCTGCCCTGAGACCGCTGCCGTATCCATCTCCGAGGCGAACATTCCGTGGGCGTGCCCGGTCTGCTCGGCGAGCAGCGCCAGGGTGGCGTGCGCCTCGGCGGTGGTCTTTGCCTGGCCTTCGAGCCCGCCCAGCCCCATCTCTGCGAGCTTGGCGTCGATGGCGGCTTGCTTGATCGTGACGCCGTAGCGTTCGATGGGGTCGCGCTCGCCACGCATGAGCGAAGACAGCGCCGCCACCGCGTCCGAGGTGGTGCCGTTGAAGACTGCGGCGAGGTCGGCACCCATCGTGATCAAGTCGTCAGTCTGGGATACCAGGTCAGCCTCGTCGATGCCGAGATTCTTCATCTGAGCACCGAGCACGGCAGCCATCTGCTGGTACTCGGACTGGGCGAGGCCGACACGGCTTGCGGCTCCTTCTGCGAGCTGCCCGATTGCTTCCGCGTGGCCGCCGAACACAGCTTGCATCGCTCCGGCTGACTGCTGGAGGTCGGATGCTGCCTGCACGGCGGCCACCCCGGTGGCGACGATTCCGGCCATGGCAACCGCGGAGGTCGCGGCGACTTGGTTCAGTGACGAATCGAACTCCTTTGCGGCGGCTTCGGTGTCGCGGAATCCGGCCCGGGCCTCCTTACCGTCGGAGATGATCTTTACCGCGAGTACGGCAGTCTTACCGGCCATTGGCTTCCTTCATCTCTTTCAGCACATGCACGACGGTGGCGATGGTGGTGTCGTCAGCTCCGAGCAGCCAGGGGGCGGGTTGCCCGGAGGCGACGGCGAGGGCGATCAGATACCGGCTGCGGGAGCCGGACGGGTAGGGTCCGCCTCGATGCCTGCCTGCTCCTTGATCTGGTCGGGGGTGAGACGCGTACCGTCCGAGTCGGACAGGTAGACCTCCAGGCATCGGTCGTTGAACGTCTCGAACTGCTCGTTGGGGGGCAGGTGCCCGGCCAGGGCGAGCGCGTGCCACGCGAGGATCGTGAGCCACAGCGACGGTGCATCCTTCTGGACGGGCCAGCCCCGGTTCGCGCGGAGCAGGTCGTATTTCACCTGGTTGCGGTTGTCTGTCTGCACGGTGACGGCCTGCTGCTCGTTGCCGGTCTGGAGCACTGCGGTGATGATGGGGGACTTGATCATGAGATGCCTTTTACTTTCTCGATTGCTGCGGCGACGTGGTGCTCGTAGACCCGTATCCACCGGCCTTCGGAGTCCTGCGCGCCGTGCGACAGGAAGGGGTTTGCTTGGATGGGGCCGCCGCGCCACTTGCCGCGCGGGCGGGTGTACCAGCCCCAGTGGATGGGGCCGGCGTAGGGGACCGATTTGAATCCGGCCCGGATGATGCCCGCCGTCTTGGTGCCGCTCGATCGGATCGTGTCGCGGAGGCGACCGGTGCGAACGGGGGCGAGGGCTGCTGATGCTCGCGCGGCGATGCTCGCGGCGGCGGCGTGCGCGTCCTTGAGGTCTTGCAGGCTCGCGTCGGCTTGGCGCAGGGTGGATCGCAGTTCGCGACCCCCGAGCACCTCTACCACGGGCTTCTGGGCCATTTACTGGAGGTCCACGAACTCGGGCGCGCCGTTGAGGTCGAATTCGACTTTGGCCGAGGGCTTCGTCTTCACGTCGCCGCCGATCTCGATCGGCTCGACGGTCAGCTCGCCCTTGATGCCGCGCTCCAGCGAGTTGTTCGGGTTGTAGACGAACGGGTGGACCTCGCCGCGGTGTTCCCACAGCCACTCGGTCACGGAGTCCGCCACGCCGAAATCGGATTGCAGGGTGACTTCGAGCTTGTGAGATTCGGTGCGGTCGCCGGGAGCGGAGCCCCCCGAGAGCACGGTGATCGGGTCGCCCTTCTTGACGCTCGGGATGAGCTTTGCGCCGAGGCACTGCTCGCTGAGGTTCATCAGCGCGGCGGGCGCTCCGATGGTCAGCAGGCCGGGGCCGACTTCTGGGGTGTAGATGGTCATGTGGTGCGCTCCTTGTATGCGGTAGTCGGGTTGAACGTGATGAGGTAGCCCGCGAGCGGGGGCGTACCGCTGGGCTTGAAGCTGTCTGCGGTAGCGCTCTTCATGTTGAGATTCGCTTGAATCAGCGCCTCCAGCATGTGATCGAGGGTCTTCCATGCGTGATCGAGGTTGTCGGGCGGGCCTGCGATCGCGATTGCCTCGTGTGTGACCTCGATCTGGGTGTAGGTCGGGAACTCAAGGTCGGGTGCGGGGAAGACGATGACGCCGTGGCGGGCGGCTGACTCGATGTCAGCCGGGTCCGAGGTCACGAGCACCTGGTCGAGCCCGTAGTCGCTCAGCGCCGCTTCGACGGCGGCTTTGAGGGCGAGATAGTGCCGGTAGCGGGGCGGGTCTGTGGTCATCAGGCCATTCCGATCGGTATCCAGTTGCGGAGGATCGCGCGTGCGGCGCTCATGGGGTCGCGGGCGATCCTGATCGGCGCGGCGTCGATGCCGTCGAAGCTCGCGATGCCGTGCCGGGTGCGCTTGCGGGAGTAGAGGTCGGCACCAACCTCCAGGACGCACCGGCTCACGATCTCGTCAGGCACCTTGTGAGGGTTGCCCTCCCCCACGGCGCGCGCCACAAGCAGCTGAGCTTCCTCGGCGCACTGCTGCGCGTGCTGCTGATCCTCTGCCGTGGTGGCCTGCACGTAGGTGGCGAGGTCGTGGGCCGATGCGTCCTGGTCGGCCATGGCTACGCCGTGATCCCCTCGACGGGCAGGATCGCCTTCGGGTACTGCGACGCGCGCGCCTGGTAGCCGTAGTAGGCGAACTCCTCGACCAGCTCGACGGGCTTGGAGTCGGTGAGCTGGAGCGGTGCGCCCCGGTTCTCCCAGGTGGTGTACGCGAGCGTGTCGTAGAACGCGGCGGTGCCCGCGGCGGCTCCCGGGAAGAGGCGGAACTTCACGCTGGCGAGGTCGCCGACGAGGCCCGTCAGGTTGATCGTGCCCACCTGGTTCACGGACTGGCCGGACACGGACACGAGCGAGTCGCCGCCTGACGATTCGAGGCGCAGCAGCTTCTTGAACACGTCCTTGGAGACGAGCAGGCCGTCGAGGGAGAATCCGCGCTCATCGAGCAGGTCGGCGGCGTCCACCACCAGGTCGAGCCAGTCGTACGAGTCGGGCGACGCGGTCATCGTGAGCTTGTTGTCGGCTGCGATCTGCTCGGTGATGAGGGCGCGCACACCGGCTCGGGTGGCAAGCTCGGTCTGACGGGCGTAGGCGCGAGCCATGGCCCGGAACGTGGTGGTGACGTAGGCGGCGTTCGCGCGCTCGATGACCTGGCGGGAGAGCGACGTGGCACCACCGTAGGTCTTGATCGGCACCGCGTCGGAATCGAGGGTGATCTTCCCGAACTTGAGCTTGTCGCCTTCGTTCTCCTGCTCCTCGACCTTCGTGGTGTCGGTGCCGTCGCGCAGGTATTCCATCGTCATGCCCTTGTCGGGCAGCACTTCCTGCTGGAACAGGCCGGTGATGGGGCGTTTCTGCTCTACGAAGTGGAGCACGTCAGCGATCCAGGTGTTCGGCGTCTCGGTGTCGGCGATCTTGCCGCCCTCGTAGGCGGCGTAGAACTCGATCGCGGGCTGCTCCTTGCGGGCGAGCGCCTGCAGGAACTCGCCCGGGGTGTCCCATGCGAGGGTCGGGCCGGAGGGCTCGCCCGTGAGGGCGTCGGCGAGGCGCGTTTCGAATGCGCGCTCCAGGTTCTGCTGCTGGGCGTCGAGCGCGGCTTCGAGCTGATCGGCGGTGATTGCGGTCACGGGGGTCTCCTTGGTGGGGGTGATGGGGGTGGGGTCGCTGGTGAAGGTGACCGACTGCACGCCTGCGTCGATAAACGCGGGGATCGCGCAGAGCGACGTTTCGTTGAGCAGCGCCTGGTGGGCGACCACGTTGTCGGTCTTGTCGTCGTAGCTGTGCTCGGTGATCGTGAGGCCGACAGAGAAGCCGTCACGGAGCTTGGATTCTGCTTCCGTGAGTGCGCGGTCGCCGTTCTCGCCTTCGGGGATTGCGAAGGTGGCGGTGAGGGTCTTCGGGTCCAGGGCAGTCATGTAGCCGATGGGGTCGCGCGGGTCGTGGTCGCGGAGCAGCTTGACACGATCGAGGGGCTGGCGGGGGGTGATCGCTCCGGCCTTGATGACGAGTCCGCGCCGGTCGTCGGTCGGGCGGTCGTAGAAACAGATGACGCCTGAGATCGTGCGACTGCTGCGATCGACGGCCAGCGTCTCGCTGATCGCGAGTTGGGCGGTGATGGGCTTCACTTGGTGCCTCCAGTGGTGGGAACCGGGCGGGGGATGCGTTCGAGCTGGGCGCGCTGCTCTTCGGTGAGGGGCGGGAGCCCTTCGTGGGCGCGCACCTCATCGGGGGTCTTCCATCCGCCGTCGAGCGCCGAGCGATGCGACTCGTAGCGGGTCTTCGTGTCGGCCCTGAGCAGCGATTCGACGTTGCACCGGACCTTCTGCCCACGCGGCGTGAGCTTGGTCAGGGCGTCTTCGATCTCCGAGAGCACTTTCATGAGCGAGAACCGGACGTAGATGGTCAGGTCTTGCTCGATGTTGGAATAGGTGTCGCTGGTGCCTTCGACGGCGGCGAGGAACAGCGCGGGCGGGATGCCCATGATGCGGGCGATCTGGGTCGTCGTGAAGCTCTGCGACTCCAGGAACTGCACGTCGGCGGGCTTGAGCAGGATCGGCTGGTATTTGAGGCCGGAGCCGAGCACTTTCAAGCGGCGCGGGTCGTGCCCCTCGATGGGTTCCCCGTCGGCGGTTTCCCCGAACCAGTGATCTTTGTAGGTCTGGGCGAGGGGGCCGTCGATCTGCTGCTCCGTGGTCAGGATGCCTTCGGGTGTGGCCGACTCCGTGAACCATGACGCGCCGTAGTCGCGGGCGTCGAGCGCGCCGGAGAACTCGACGTTCGCGGCCTGGATGGGGCCGAGCCCGTGGGCGTGACCGGGGACACGGAGCCGCTTGAGGTGTCTGATCCGGGTGTGGTCGTACTCTCCACCACGCCAGGTGTAGGTGTCAGGCTTGCCGCGGTGCTGGATGACACGAACCTCGTGCGGATGGATCGGACGCACGTCCACAACCGGGCCGAGGCCACCGGCCTGCGGGGCGCGCACCGTCTCCCAGAACGCGTCCCCGGTGGTGTACAGGCTGACGGTGGTGTACTCCATGAAGTCGCCGAGCGACATGCCCTGGCAGGGCTCTTCGATGAGCGGGGGCGTCGGGATCACGATGCCGCCGCGCTCGACTTGGAGGCGAACCTGACGGGCGCTGGTGGCGTGAATGTCGACCGCGCGGTACACGGAGCCAAGTGTGAGGGCGGTGTCGGCGGAGATGTAGCCGCGGGCTTCACGGGTGGGGATCGTGAGGGATGATTCGACCTGTTGCTGTGTGTCCTTGGCGGTGGCCGCGAACGTTGCGCCGGACCACCGGAGGAAGCTTGACCAGATCGACATGCCCGTTACATTCGCGCCCCCGGCCCGCCTCGCGCGAGTTTCGAGGGAGCCGGGGGCGCATGTGGGAGCGCTTGGGAGCGCTTGGGAGTCAGAACAGTTGCAGCTTGGGCACTTCGTCGGGGAGGTGATCGGCCCCCCAGGTGGCAGCGTTCGCGGCCTCAAGTGCGGCGATCGAGCCGACGGAGAGGCGGCGACCGAGAGTCCACGCACCGTCCTGCACGAAGCGTCTGGTTGCCAGTTCGGCGGAGGTGTCGAGGGCGGCGTGTGGGCGCTGTTTCCAGGCGAGCGTGCCGTCGGCGAGCGGTTCCGTGATCCACGAGAGGATATTCGCGGCGCTGCTCGCGACCGCGCCCGTGTTCAGCGGGATGAGGGGGAGCCCGGCGCGTTCGGCTTGGTCGGCGAGCGTGGCGGATGGGCCGTACTTGTCGATCGCGAATCCGCCGATCTTGAGTTCGGTGGCGCGCTCGTGCAGCTCGCGCAGCTTCGGGAACACCCATGAGACGCCGGGGGCGTGGTACATGACTTCGACCACGATGCGGGCACCTTGCCGGACGGCGGCGACGATCGCGGCATCGACCCCATCGACGCCGATTGCAGCGCCCACGGCCATGCGCCCCTCTGGCAGCAGTTCGGCGGTCTTTGAGGCGTTCCAGGCGTCGAGGGGGAACACTCGGTCGGCGGAGCCGGTGCGGCGGTTCCCGAACGCGCGCGCGAACTCGGCTGGGGCATCGCGGAACGTGTCGGCCATTGCTTCGAGCGTTCGCATGTCGAAGAGGTGCCGATAGCCTGGGTGCCGGGATGCGACCACGCGCAGGTCGGTCGGGTCGTCGTCTTCGAGGAGCCCCCAGTCGAAGAACGCGGTTCGGCCCCCGTCGGTGAGGTCGCGTCCGCGCTGCTCATCGAGCATCGGGTTAAACCATGTGCTCTCGATGGTGCCCTCAGTTGATTGGATGTAGATCTGGGGGCGCTGCCCGAGCGCTTTCGCACGGGTGAGGAGCGTCGGGGCCAGCCCTTGCAGGATCGCGTTGCCCGTGGCGTAGGAGTGCCACCACGCCTCATCGACGGTGATCTTGTCGGCCTGCTTGCCGTGCAGCCAGTTCTCAGTGGGCGGGAAGGGTCGCCAGGTCGAGCCGTTGAGCCAGGTGAGCGCTTGCGACCCGTTCGAGCGGCGCGGCTTGCGGGTCGCGCGGCGCAGCACATGGTCGGGGCTCATGACCTCTTCCCACTCGTTCGCGATGCCGGTGAAGTGGTCGCTTGCGTGCTGCCCGGACTGCGCCGTGTACCAGACGCGGCGACCGGGGCCGTGGAGGCCGACGGAGAGCCCGTGCGAGAGGTCGAAATCAGTTTTGCCTACCTGGCGCGGCATCGTAACGATCACGCGGTCGTAGTAGAGTTCGCCGGTTTCGGGGTCCAGCTCGCCCACCACGTCGGCCATGTGCTGCTGGTGCGGGAGGAAGGGCCGCCCGCGGAGCTTAGCGACGGCTGCAGCCTTCCCACCGATCGTGGGCCGGTCAAGGCATCTCGGGGTCGCGAACCTCGGCGGCGTCATGCCGGGTGGGAACGGTGCCCAGTTCAAAGAGTTGGCGCACATCTTCGGGGATTCCTTCGGAGTCAGAGGCGGTGTCGGCGACGCCGCGGAGGGCGTCGAGCATGGTGTCGAGCTGCTGCGCTTCGTTCGCGACGGCGCGGCCCTTGGTGTTGCCTGCGTCGATGTTCTTGGCGAGGCTGCGGCATATCTGCGCGCGGGCTCGCTGCGATGCGTCGAGCGGTTTTTCAGCGTTGATCGCCTCCACGGCTTCCCGCACGGCGGTTTCTGTCGGACCCTCGCCGTATTGGTGGGAATTGGGGCGGTCTTCCCCCCATAATGGGAGGGTTCCCGCTTCGGTTTCAGTGCTCATTTCACTGCCTCGTTTTTTCTTTTTCCCCGGTCGAGGGGGAATTCGGATGGGGGATGCACAGGGTGTCGGCGGGGCGTCGCGGAGAAAACCGGGCGGCGACTACCACGGCCTCGACGGCTGGAGACCGGGCGTCGATGTGCTCGTCAGCTCGCGATGCTTCGAGGCCTGAGACACGGGTGGTGGTGTCGGTGTCGCGTCGTCGGGGCGGGCCGGGTTGATGCGGGTCGCCGCCTGCATCGTCGGATCGCGATGCTGGTCGTACCAGCGCGCCACTACCTGCTGCCAGTCCGGTGGCCGTTCGGCCTGGCACCGGGCCTCGACCACCTCTCTGCCAGGGTCTATGACGATGATCGGCCACCTGTTCCCGCGCCACTCGGCCAGCTCCTTCGGCGTCGGCAGGGCCTTGATGAGCCATACCCGGCACGGCGTGTAGAGGCGCTGTGCCTTCCCGATCGCAGCCTGCCGGGCAGCCACGGCCAGGGTCTTGATGTGGGGCGGGTAGACGTGAGTCTGATCAAGCGGATTTGGCATCAGCGCACGCGCGAGCGCGTCGAGGTCGATCGTCACATCAGCAAGCCCAGCGTGCTCCCGAATCCACGTTGTCTTGCCCCCGGCAGGCGGGCCAGTGACGATGATGATCCGCGCACCCGTACCGGCCAGGTTCCGATCCTGCCGCTTGCTGTTGCAGCTCCGGCAGGCGGGCAAGCAGTTCTCGATCGTGTCCTCTCCGCCGTGCTCAAGCGGGATGATGTGATCTCGGGTCGTCGCCACGTACGTGCAACCGGCGAGCCGTAGGTGGCACTCGTGCCCGTAGTGCGCGAGCACCGCGGCGGTCATCTTCGATGACTTGGACCCGCCTTTGTGGTTGCGGCCCATCAGCACGCCTTCCGGCGGTCGTTTACCCAGGCGTATACGTCGGCCCATGCGTAGCGCACCGTGCGGCCCTCACGCACGAAGCGAGGGCCGCGACGAGGCTGACCCGGTTTCGGGTTGCGCCACTTCGCGAGCGTCTTCGGATGCACACCCAGCCACGCCGCAAGCTCAGCCGGAGAGCACCACTTACTCGCGGGTACGCTCATCGTGTACGCCCCTTCCAAGCGAGCCACACGCACACGCCAACGGCGGCGAGCAGCAGCAGGCACGATCCGAATCCATCGGGGGCGGTCGCGGTCATCGTGCGGTCCTCTCGGTTGCGGCGCGCTTACGGCGCGCTCGGCGGTCGTACGGGGTGGCGCGCTGCACGACGGCGAGCATGTCGCCCGAGATCGGGTAGGCCAGCAGCTCGGGCATCTCGCCCGCCATGTCGTGCAGCATCTCGGCATCGTCGTGGGCGTGGATCGCGGCGCACAGCTCAGCGTGCGCGGCATAGGCGCGGCTCATCAGGGTGCCTCCGGTACGTAGTGCTGGCAGTCGGGAACGTTGCGGTGGGGTCCGAGGTCGCGGCATCCGCCACAGCGCTCCGCGCGGCGGTTGGCGCTGCTCTCGTGCACCTCGTCCATCAGCTTTCGGTCGAGCATGTCGAGGCGTTCGTAGGCCAGCATCAGCGCCTCCACCCAGGTGAAGGCGAACAGGGGCAGCAGGGTGTAGCCGGGGACGGGGCCGAACTCTGCCGCCCACAGGCTCGGGCGAACTCTGCGAACGCGGGCGCGGAGCTTGATCGTCATGCGGGCTCACCGCCGAGTGTGCGCTTGTAGGCGTTCCCGGCTTCGAGTTCGTCGGCGGCGCGTCGGAGCACGTTGATGATCTGGTCGGGGTCGTTGGTCAGGGTGCCGAGTGCGGAGGCTCGCCCTCGCTCATCGATCATGAAGACCAGCGGCATTTTGGACATGTCGAGGGGCACCGCGTTGACGCCGTAGTTGGTCTTGAGTCGGCGGGTGGCGAGATTGACGGCTTGCTGCTGGTGCGGGGACGGCGTGGTCAT